ATTTGCACAAGAAGGACATTTAACATTTTTTCCATCATGTAAATTTTTTCTCTTCCTTCTGTGTCTCTTATCGGTGAGCTTAACCATTCTTGTCGTAGCTCACTCGAAACTTTTTGTATTGCTTCCACAAATATTTCATCTTCTAATATTGCTTTAGCTCTATGTCCTCTTTGTTTTTCTTTTTCTAAATCCATTACCTGCCTTTATAAAATCCACCTAGAGCTGTAGAAAAACCACTACCTGTACTTGCAGTTGATTTTTTCTTTCCTGTTGTTGCATCTCTATTGGATAAATTTCTGGCTATATTTTTTGCTATGGCTGCTTGATAAGAAGTATTATCTCTTTTTCCATCATCTTGTAAAAGACTTCCTAAATTTCGTGAAACTTCTGTTCCTTGTCTGCCTGTATTAACTTGTTGCGTTCCTAAAGTTCCTTGACCAACACTTCCAAGAAGGTCGCCCATTGTTGCTCCAACAGGGTTGCCTTGATCATCAACACCAACCATATTACTTCCTTTAATTTCTTGATCTTGCACTTGATTTAAGTAATTTTGTGGAGAATACATAGTAAATAAATCTCCACTTTGTTTTCCAAAAGCAAAAGGATTGTTATCATAAAAATCACTTTGCGTTTGATCTATTAATGTTTTAACAGCTTGATTATATTTTTCTTCTCTACTTTTTCCACCACCAAACAACATATCAGCAAAACCAAATAATCCAAAAGGTCTCCCTTTTTTTTCGTCAAAATCATAAATAGGGTTTCCATCTTCATCTTCGCCTATTTGATATTTGTTTATGTATCGTTCAGCACTCCAGGGAATATCTAAATCTTTTTTATATTCATCTAATATTTTTTGACTTTCGCTTCTTGTATCTCCTTGATTGTCATTTCCATTTCCTTCATCATACAATGATTTTCCAAATTCTTCTATGGGCTGACATACACCATCAATTAATTGATAACCAGGAGGGCAAGGATCAACTGGATCATCTTCAACAGAAAAATCTATTTGAGGATTTGGATATAAAGCTGTTGGATCAAGAGTTCCTGCTTTTTCTTGTTCAGTTCGAATATCAAAAATAGGGTTTCTCCACATTCCTGCTTTATTTACATTAGGAGTAGCATTCATTTTACCACCAAGATAATCGTTAATAATTGTTTGAGCTTGTGAGCCTTGCATGAAAGGTGTGAATGCCATTAGTTTAATCCTTGTTCTAGAATTTTAGAAGCCAACTTTTCTTTTTCTAAACTATTAATTTCTTGATCTTTTATTACTTGCGTTGCAAGTTTTTGTTCATCTAAATTTAATTTTTGTAATTTCATATTATTGTCAGCTTCTAATTTTCTATTTTTGTATTCCATGTCTGCCATAGCCTTTTGTTTATCTATTTCTATTTGTTGAGCTGCTAATTGCAGAGCTGGATCTTGTTTATCTTCTTTAGGTGGTTGAGGTGGTTGTTGAGATGGATTATTAAAAAATTGCGTTGCATCTTTATATCCACTATTTTGTAAGTATGCCTCAATCGTATTATAAATAGTTTGAGGAGTAACCATTCCCATCCCACCCATGTTAATCATTTTTTCTTGAACATTTAAAACTTGTTGTAAAACTTCTAATCGTTGATCTTGGTTGCCTGTTCCTAATCCTACTTGAACTGTGCAATCATAATGATCAGTCCATTCTCTCGGATTCATTGGAATAAACTCGCCTCGTAATTTAACAATTCTTTCTTGATCTTGGTATTCACAGATAACTGCTAATATATTTTTAAAAATATCTTTTACACCATCAGCAAAACTTCGAGCAATGAGTTCAATTCTTTGTGTACTAGAGTTCATCATTTGATTAACACTTTGTGCGGTCGTATGTGATTTGTTAATCGTATCTGGGTTTAAACCCATTAATTGATTTGGTACTCCAGATCTTTTTTCTTTTAGTTGGTCTATTTTTTGCATCATAGCCAAACCTTCATTTAAGAAATTTTGTTGAGGCATAGCCACAACTGCATTAGGACTTTTAACCCTAACTATTCCTCCAGGTCTTGAAGTAAGTAAATCATCTAAATTAGCTTGACCATCTACGACAACAGTCCTTGCGTTTCCTAATGTGTACATATTATCAAGCGACTGTCTCATAATCGCAGTACTCATATTTTGAACATCAGCAAGCAGGTCATACATGGATAAACCAAAAAATCGAAATGGCATAGGCACAGCTACACACATAGCAAAAGGAAGGATGTTTATTTCTTCATTTTCTAAAATGGTGTAATTGTTATAACCACTACCACCTACAATTATTTTTCTTAACTCTCCAATACCATCTCCATCCATATCTACTTTCATATAACATTCTGTTATTTGAACATTACGCATAGAAGGATCGATATTACTAACATCAATATCCATAGTTGGATCGTCATAAGATCGTCTAATCATAGCTTCCGTATTAAAAACCTGATCCTCTGCACTTGGCAAATTTTCAACATCTTTTTTATTAAAACCCATATCTAATAATTCAGATACGGTTTTGGTAACTCTATGAGCTATGAAATTACAATCAGCTAAACTTTTTGCTCTAGGAGAGACTAAAATTTCTTCTGGTGGCACTGGGTCAATTTGACATCTGCCATATTCTTTTGTTCTTCTAAGTTCTACATCATAAAATAATTGTAAATCTTCTTCTTCAATTACTTCTGTATTTAATATTTCAATGTCATCATCAATAAGTAATGCTTGATATTGTGTTTCGTCTAAATGTTTATATGACTCTTTCTTTTGTTTCTTAGAAGTTTTCCAATAAACTTTGCAAAAACCATTCTTTTGAAGAAGTGCGGTCTTAAACATGGAATGCAAAATAGAAAAACCATCATTATCTCTATTAAAAATAAAGTTGCAATAGTCTGTAATTTGTTCCGCGTATGGCACATCTTCTGGTCCTTGAGGATCAAAATTAACCATTTTATCGCTTTGCGTAAACATACGCATTAAGCTTGGCAACATTGACTCAACAACTTCTAATAAATCTTGAGAAACAACACTAGACCTACCTTCTACTTCATTTCCTAGTGGCTCTCCTAAATAATATTTAAGAGCATTCTCTCGTTGTTTTGATAAATCACTAGAATAAAATCCCAAAGAATTTGTAATTTCTTGAGAAATTAAAGAAAGTAATCTTGATTTTGATAATTTTGCCATTCGTTTAAACTATTCCTAAATTGTTATATTTTAATTTTGTTCCCCAATCACTTGATTGATTATTGCCTACGGCAAAGTATCTAAAAGCATCTGCACTATGAGAAGTCCAATTATGTTCTGGTTTATTTTTTATTTCGCCTCGTTCATTTGTAGCCCATCTATATTGCCTTAAAGCATCTAAACCATGTTTTGTTTTTTCGTGATCCCACCAACATCTTGATAAGATCATTCTAACTGCGTTAATACCATCCTCAATAGAGAGTTTGGGAACTATGGTAGTTCGCATTCCTAAAGATTGTGCGGTCTCTATTCGTGATACCCCTGTCCCTAATTCCCGTACACTAGCATCATGTGGAAAATAATGTGTTCCATATCTATATCGTTTTTCATCTAGCATTGCGGCGTAGTATTCTAAGCCTTCTCCACTATCTTCTTCATAGTCTATGAGATGAAATGCACTTCCTTTTTGTTGAACAAACCATATTGCAGTTTTATCTGCCATACCTAAATCCCAGAAAGTATCTACTTTGACACTAAGCTCGTATGGAACTTTTGATATGCGACCTTCATCTTCGGCTATTTCTAAACCTTTTGCATAGATTGATCCAATCGCTGCACTATCAAAGCTACATTCGAACTCAGCGTCATACACTTCGGGAGGCATGAGGTGTTTTGCTTCATTTAATTCTACTTCACTAATAATTTGTGTATCACTAGCTTTATATGTTTTTGCCATCCATTCGTCTTGATGATTTGCGTAATCATATAAATCCCAAAAAGCATTATGACCTTGTGGAGTTCCTATGGCTATCATCCATCCTTCTCTATCACTTAGAGCGGGTCGAATGACCTCAGTCCATAGTCTTGGAGGCATTTGAGCCACTTCATCTAAGACAACTCCATCAATATATAAGCCACGAAGGGAGTCTGGTCTTTCACATCCTAGTAATTGTATTCTAGCTCCATTGGGTAAATCACAGCGGAGCTCAGTTTCATGGTATTGAACATTTGGAAGAACATTTGTATATTCTTTCAAATAATCCCATGCAGTCCTTTTTGCCATTGAGTAGGTCGGACAGAGATAATAGTATCTTGGTCTTGTTAAAGTATTTTGCATTGCTTTTTTTAATAGCTCATTGATGCATAATACGGTCTTACCAAATCTCCGATGACAGACTAGAACATTAAATCTTTTTAAACTATTATGAACTTCTTTTTGATGCTCTCTAGGTTTGTAAGGTATAACAATTTTCATACTTCATTTCCCCAACAATCCCAACCATCTACTTTTTGTCTTGCAAACAATTCTATTCGTGGAAGATCGCCACATAGCTCTACTATGCGATCTCTTACACAATCTGGTTTTCTTGAATGTTCTCTAATTGGCTCATAGACTACTTGATGAACTGACCTAGAAAATCTTTTTGGACTTCCTTTAGTAGCTAATAAACAAATTTCATTATTGGCTCTTGTCCAATATCCTAAACCCCAAAATAAACTATCTGACTTCTTGTTTTTTTTAATCCAACTAAAAGCACAGGTTTTATATGTAAAACCCC